ATGAAGAAACCCTTTTTTATTTTATTATCAAGTTGTTTAATTTTAGGCGCTTGTGGCAACCATGATTCTAAACATAAAGAAGAACATAAAAAAACTGAACATAAAAAGTCAAATGACTCTAAAAAAGACAAAGAAAACTCTAAAAACAAACGTTCAAATGATCCTAAGAAAGATAATATCAAAGATTATGACGAAGAGAAGAAAGCGTCAAAAAAAGATAAGGATAAAAAGAAAGATAAAGCTAAAAAACAATCTTCATCTCAAAGCAAACCTAATCATAATAAACAGGCAACTACTCAAAATAACGGGCAAAATGCACAACAAGGAAGCCCATCCCAACAGTCTAATGGTCAAAATCAACAACAATCACAATATCAGCAACCCCAACAATCTAATGGCCAAAATCAACAACAATCGCAATCTCAACAACCGCAACAATCCACTGGACAGAATACACAACAACCACAGTCTAGTGGCCAGAACACAATGCCAGCTTCAAATTAACAATATCTAAAACATAGTAATCCGAACTAACTATATAATATTGAAATCATAATTCAAGTCCCGCTTTCCTAACATGTTAGGAGTGGGATTTTTGACTTTCCAAAAATATAAATACTAGTATAAAAACAACCCACAATTCTAGGAATTGCAGGTTAAGTCAACCACTCAAATTCTAATTTTATTATCGAAAATTCTTTAGTTCTTTAATGATTTAAAACCTCTTTTTATATCTCTGATTAAACCACTAGATCCTAACCAATTAGAAATCTTTGTCATGATAAATGCAATCATTTTACCTACCAAATCCATACATATGACCTCCATAGGCTTTTAATAATATTTACCACGAAATAATAATGATGTAACATATTTCATTTTGTTAGTGAAATATATTTTAAAACACCTTACCTATAATAAGCTAAGTTCTATTTAAAATATGATAAATATATAGCTATTATCACTAATACTAATGCAATTGCACCATGTCCAAACATATTCATTTTAATTTGCGTTTTATTCAAGCTCTTTCCCCTATTCATACGCTTATAATTTAATTGATATAAAAATGTCCAAAACGTTGCATATATTAATATAAATAATAATCCTAAAATAATTGCTACATATATACTAATATTAATCATCCTTTATATTATGAAGTGATATTACATTTAATAAACAATATAAGCGCTCACCTAATTTGCTTGGCGTTAATAATAATAGACGCTATTCCTAAACAAAATAAAAAGAAAATCATCAAATAAACAGTCATATTATCCGTCTTGATATAAAATTTAAAAAGAATAAATGATAATAACGCGACAATAAAGTAAACAGGAATAAAAGATTTTTTCCAAAATAATGAATCTTTCATAAAAATCCCCCTCGTATACAAAGTATTAATCTTCAGATGAATCGCTCATTAATTTATATATAACATATATCACAACAACAATGATCGTAAGCAAGTCAAACGAATGTATAAATGCATCGCCAAATGAATGATCTAACCAAAAGAAACGAATTAAGAATAAAAAAATTGATTGAAATAAAATAGCAATGAAAATATTAATTATGGATTTAGCTAATATAAAATTATATACAATATATATTATTCCTAATATGGTAACAGTCCACATTAATATATGAGGTAACATTTAATCCTCCTTAAATAAGCGTTATAGCTAAGTAGTGATAATGAATTATTTAGCTCAATGCTCTACGAATTCAATTATTTTTATTAAATTGAGCATGAATATAAATTAATAAAATACCAATCAATATAAACATCAAATGTCCTATTACACTAAGAATTTTAGATTGGTTCAGATTTAATATATGAAAAATAATTGGTTGCAATATGATTAATAATAATAGATACAAACCCAATTTAATTGAAGTAAAATACTTTGCCATATTCGCTCTCCTATTGTTGATTTTTTCTTCATCATCTTTTATGTCTGGTGCTATCAAATAAATGGGTATTAAAAAGGCTAGTATTAAACTGATATATCTTCTTATCTTTTCTGGCAAATCTGTCATTAATGGATGAAATAAATCTATAACCATAATAATTAAAATTAATATTAAATAAAATTGCTTTCTTTTGATGTTAGCACCTTCTTTTATTAAAACATTAACAAACTTTAGTTATTTCGTCATTAAAGTGATGAAGTTAAATTATTCAATGATGCTTTTAATATTTCATAACTATTAATATAAATGATCCCTTTTTAACACTTATGTATTAGAATAGGACACTTAAGAAATCCACAACAACTCTATATGAATTACTCTAAACTGAAAATATAGTCCAATTATTAGATAAATCTATATATTTAGGAGTGAATAATCGTGTTCGAAAATAAAGATGATATTACATTACTTTATCAAGCTATTTCAGAACTAGCTGAAATCATAGGTCACCATCCTTACAACACAAAATCAATCAGCCTTTTATGTTTGGATTTAGGTATAACACTCGAAGAATATCAAAAAGTACTGATAGCATTCTTAAAATTAGCACATAGTAAAAATACAGAAGAAATGGAAATAAATGATTTTAAAAAGATATTAATTCAGTATATTGAAAAATATAATGACCTTACGGATTCTCAAACATTAAGATTTATTGAAGGCTATGCACGTAACTATATTCCCGAACTACTGTCATACGCCGAGAAACTTTATCTCGAAATACGCGTATAACTAAATTGAAATTGATTGGTGCAATACACTATTTTTGAACCAAATCAAAAAAACCACAACCACATGGGTTGCAGGCTATATAATGGAGACGGCGAGAGTTCATTAATGCGTATATATTTGTATAAAAATCGCTATAAGTATTGTCATAGCAATGTTTAAATTGTCTAATCAGTCGTGTGTAAAATATTAAAATTGAAAAATACAAGGAATTTGGGGCAAAGAATAGCATTATTTTTATATCAAATTTACAGTTCTGAATATAATTTATTAATATAATCAATTAATGACTGTTTGTTCCTAAAGTATACGTTACTTATATTTTTATTAAAGTCGTTAATACATTTTATATTCAGTAAGAAAAGAAGAGCAGTCATCAGACTGCTCTATTTTCATTTATTTTATGATGCTATTTATTAATTCAACATATAACTCACTATTTTTATAACCCTCTAATATATCATTTACTTGTCTCATTGGAATTTCTGGTACTTCTCTAATGTTTTCCAATTTTGTTTTGAATTGTTTTTTTGTTATTTGCTCTTTATTAGTAGCCAATTGGAACAAGTAAGAATCTAACATATTAATTTCTTTATATGAATACATATATCTTAATAACATTAAATCCCTAGTTTTTAAGTTTGGCGCTAGTTCTTCTTGTAATTGTTCTATTGATTGTTTCATTAATAACAATCTTGTTTCTAATTCTTCATTATTCATTTTATCACACTCTTTTTATATTAATGCTTGACCAACTTGAGAAACCCAAAATCCTATGCTTCTTGCAGTAGAATCTTTAATACCAGTTCCCATCAAAGCTTGTGAAACTTGTCCTTGTACATTTCCCCATGTAGCTTCTTCTTGTTTTAATACATTATTCAATGCAGGATTTACATATTTATACCATCTTTTTTCCAATGATTTTCCAGCACGAGGACTGATTTCTTTTACACCATTAAACACAGCTTTTTTATTTTTAATCATAGCTTTTATGCCTTTTTTAACAGCGTATGATCCTCCAACTCTTTCAGATGTGCCTTCTTTTAAATTAGATGGTAAGTTATCAATAGTTTTTTGGCTAGTTCTTTCTGGATTTTTAAATAATTCATCTAATGCTTTATCATCTGTATTTGATTTTTCAGTAATTTGCTTAGTATTTGTATTTTCGTTATTTTGGGTAGTATCTTGCGCACTTGCTATAGGTGTCGCAGTTGAAAGGAATAGAGCGCTCATTATCAATGTTCCAAATATTTTACTCAATTCCAATATTAAAACTCCTTTGCTTTATATTTACTCCCAATCACAAAATTATATTCCCATAATCAACATAGCATACTAAACAATAAATTCAAGTTTGGATAATTAAAGTTTTTGTAAATTGAAATTTACTGTCGGAGTTTAATGCAAAACCATCACTTAAACATTATAAGGATACACTTTCTCATTATTATTAACCCGAATTTTATATTCAAGTAATATAAATTAAAGAATGAATAACATGGTTAATATTGTAATTATTTTCTTATTTATTATTTCCCTTTATTCTGTAGATCTTTCTTTTAACTTACATTAATAAGAGATCAAACTAGAGCTTTTACAAAAATGAAAATAGTTTTCGGAACAAATACAAATAATAATACAGGTAAAACTAAATTAGAATTACGTTATCTTGTTTGGGAACGTAAAAAAAGAAAATTTTATATTGATTATCTCAAACAAAATAAAATAATTCACTTAGAAGGCGAAATTTTCTTGAATGGGAAATATATTATAAAGATAAACCTCCATTCAAATATGATGGTGAAAAATCATTTATACATAAATCAATTAGAATATTTACTAAATAAAAAAGCTACCAATTACGGTAGCTTTTTTAAGAGTCCATCATATATTTGTCTAATGCGTTCACGACTTAAATCAAATATTTCCCCTATATTTTCGTATGAATGCCCCTCGCTAATTAACCAGTACACATAATACTCTTTATCTGATGCGATTGTTTCTATCAAAGTATCTAGTTCATTAAAGTATATTGTGTCGTCTATATGATCATTCTCTATTTCTTCATCTTGATTTATATTAAAGAAATTATCAATGTTAGTCACTATAATATCTTAGTCGATATCATTTTTATGTTGATAGTTTTTCAGAAATATTTTCACACTTTGTTTATCATATTTTTTCATACCCAACCTATCTCATTTGCTAATTGTTTAATAATGGTTCCACGCCCTTTATTAAAGATATAAACATTGTTGATAAAGCAACAAATAGACAACTCGCATATTTTAAATACAATATTAAAGAAGATATTTATACTGAAGATGAAAAGGTTCATAGAGTAATTACACAAATTAATACTATGGATAGATCCATCACGATTTATTATAATATTGCGTCCTAATTATAAGGCGCTTTTTATGTGCTGGGGCAATAATGGGGCAACAAAAAACCCACAACCACATGGGTTGCAGGCTATATAATGGAGACGGCGGGAGTTCATTAAAGCGTTTATCTATTCATGTAGAATACGCTATAAACATTGTTATATCAACGTTTAAATTGTTTAAATAGTTGTGTGTAAAATGTTAAAATTGAAAAAAACAAAGTAATTTGTGCACTTTAGTTTCTCAAGATACTAAATATTATATTAATTATAAAATTTTATTTCTTAATATTGACTTTCTGTCAATGATTTTTTGAAATCTATATTTAAAACTTTTTCACTTAGATCTACATATAATATACTAAACAAAATAAAAACACCTTTGATATTTTCAAATTCTTGCCCCTCTCTTGGCAAAGAATAATCACTATCGTTTTCATTGTAATATATATAATTTTTTAGTAACAATAAAACCTGTTTTAATTGGAATATAATATTTAAATCTTTTTCATTAAAATAAACTAAATCCCTACTTAATTCTTTAATTAAGCCATCAATAATATCTACTTCTCTATAAATATCTTTATTCCAATCTTTTTTTATGCATGCATTAACAATAAATTTTTCAATGAACTCGATTGTTTTAAAATCTCCGTTTGTTGATTTTTTGGGTCGATATTGATTTGTATATAATTTTTCTCTTTCATCAATTAATTGAGATAAAAACTTGTTTCTTTCTATGCAATAATACTGACATATAAACATATGAATATCACTTATGTAATCCAAATTCATTTTAATTAGAACTTTAACTCTTTTAACATTATCTTCTATTTCTTGATTATGCTTAATATTTTCCAAAGTTCTAGCATTATCTCCCGAAATTTTCGCACCTAGATAGGCACCACCAAAAGTTGCAAACAAACCAACAAAACTAATAATAGTCGGTACTACTTCTTTGGCGTTTTTAAAATTAGTGATTTCATCTATTACTAAGTAACTCACTATTAATATTAAATTAACTATTCCAATCAAAAGCAAAATAGCTATATTTTTACTTGTATTATCCTCTTTCAATTAATCTCCACCTAATCTTCTTTTACTACCAATATATTTTAACTATTCTCATTTTACTTATAGATATAAACAACATCATTCCCCAATGCAACACAGGACGTTTCTCAGCGTCTTATGATACAAAAAACACCTCTCACTATATTAGTGACGTTTAAAATGAAATATCTAACTTGTCCGTGTGCTAATCATTTACTTTATCATTCTAAGTTAAACTTCATTCTTTTTCTAATTAATTGTTATTCTATGGTTGTTATATTTATGATATTATCTACTTATCAAAATAGAATATAAATATTGGAGTATAAATCATGAATAAAGCTAATAAATCATTGTACTTTTATTTAATGCTCTTTTTTTCAACGACGCTTGTAGGGGCTATCTTACTTTATTTACCCTATACTGGTAAAAAACCTATAACCTTTATAGACGCTCTTTTTATTGCTTCTAGCGCTTTCACTGTTACGGGTTTATCTCCAGTTGATATAGGAGCCCAATTTAACATACTTGGAGAAGTAGTTATATTATTATTAATACAAATCGGTGGGCTTGGTATTGTTACCGTAACAATGCTCGTATTTGTGTTTTTAAATAAAAAGGTTTCACTGCAAAACAGATTTTTAATTATGGTCACATGGAATATAGATGAAGCTGGAGGAGTTGTCAAATTAATTAAGCATTTAGCAATTTATAGTTTTATTACAGAGTTGATAGGTGCATTTTGTTTAAGTCTATCATTTATACCTAAATTTGGAATTGGACAAGGATTATTCATAAGTTTATTTACTGCTGTATCAGCTTTTAATAATGCTGGTTTTGCCTTATTTAAAAATAATCTAATAGACTTTTCTAACGATCCAGTAGTTATCATTACTGTCCCCCTTTTAATAGTTCTAGGTGGATTAGGACATTTCGTACTTGTTGATTTGATTAACTGCAAAAAACTTAATAAGCTTTCATTTCATTCAAAAGTGGTACTTTCAACTACTTTTGTTTTAATTATTTTTGGCGCTATATTATTCTTTTTATTAGAACAATCCAATACTTTAAATAATATGGGATTGATTGAAAAAATAGGCAATGCCCTATTTCAATCGGTAACGACAAGAACAGCCGGTTTCAATAGTATTGATATGGGAAATATTAAAACTCCTACCTCTTTATTATTAATGGCACTTATGTTTATTGGAGGAGCACCGCTTAGTGCTGCTGGAGGTATTAAAGTAACGACATTTGCAATAATTTTTATTTTTGTTTTAAATGCTATACGTAAAGAAAATACTGTCTCTTTATTTAATAGAGAAATATCTGACAAATATATTAAATTATCTATCGTGACAATTAACATTTCTATTATTTTCATATTCGTTATTACTTTTTTATTAACAATTATTAATCCAAGCATACCATTAGTTAAAATATTGTTTGAAGTTATATCCGCTTTTGGAACTGTTGGTTTGACTATGGATCTAACATCTGAATATAACGGCTTAACACAACTAATTATCGTGATTGTTATGCTATTTGGTAAAGTGGGCTTATTAACTATGGCAAGAGCTTTTATTCCTCCAAGAAGCCCTAGAAAATATCATTACCCAAAAGGACATATTCATATTTAATAACAAAGCCTCCTCTATGAAAAATAGAGAAGGCTTTTATTTATATCAAAAAGCAGAATTATTTCTTATTAATATTGAAAGCATAAATACAATATATACGACAAAAAATTCAATCTTTTTATTACTCCTCAAATCTTCCTATATCATCAATATGAAACTCTGCATTAGGATATTGCTTTTCCAATTCTTTTAAATCTCGCTCACTCTCTTCATTGTCTTGACCGATACTATCAATAAATACAGGTGTCGCTATATTCATATCTACTTTATCAGTAAATATACTGTGGTAACGTCCAAGTAGGTCACGTGCTTTTAAACGATCACTTGGCTTAATTGGTACTTCTACTGTTTCGACATGTTCATTGTATACAAGATTCATACGTCCTGTATCTGGGTTGCGCTCAAATGAGCTTTTCTTAACCACTACTTCTTTCGTTTCTGTCTCGTCTCCAATAGCTGATTGTGTTAATAGATACAATGTTTCCTTCGCAGATAAAATGGTATCGTCCATTATTTCATCTTTCTTGCTTTGAATATAGTCTTTTACTTTCTCATTGCGTAATAGTCTGCTACCTGTTACGTGTGCACTATTTGAGCTATAACCGGCATTTATAGCGCTTTGAGTAACGTTAAGTGTCTTGATATATTCATTCGCAAAACGCTCTTGTTTAGGCGTTAGTTTGTCCATTGAATCACTCCTTATTTTCTATAATTTCATCTAATAAATTATCAAACCATTTTCTTATTGATTCTATTGAACATTTCAACACTTGGCTTATCTCTTTATAACTACGTCCACTTAATAACATGTCGAAAATAAAATACTCTTTATCAGTAGCTATTTGGTCAACTAATGAATATAGCTCATTCATAAATATATGTTCATCTGCATTAATTGTTTGATATGAATATTCGTCTACATCATCATTTAACGTAAAGAATTCATTAACCGATACATCCTTATAATCATCATCCACATTATTATGGTAGTTTAATATAAATTTTTTAAGCGTCTCTTTATCACCAACAAACATAATTACACCACCATTGCTTGTTGGAGTTCATTAGCCTTAGTTAAAGGCTTATCATGACTAACTTTGTATAAATCTACCTGCAAACGTTCAATGAGCTCATGCGTCTTGATACGTCCATGTGATTGCATGTATCTAACCACTATTTGTTGTTCTTCTTTGGTATAGGTATTGAGCACCTGCTTTAATAAATATAATCGGATAGCTGAATCACCTTTAAAACGTTTCAAATTATCTTTAGTTTCACTAATCCAAATCACGAGCTTATCAACTGGATAAGATACAGAAATAACTCCCATAATATCATCGCATGTAGTTATTGAAGTACTTAAATGATACATCTCATCTATATGTGACTGTGCCGTCTTAATTTTAGAATTAATGTATTTAGGATTATATTTTGTTAATAACTCATATTCAGATATCTTTGTTTGTTGATATGATTCATTAGTATGTTCCTGCACGATAATACCCCCAATAATATAGAATGAGCCTACCCAATTAAGGATAGGCGCTAGTTAGTTTTATTTGTTATAAACGTATTGTTTTTTATATTGAGCTTGTTGTCTTGCACCATCTTTTTTAGCTTTAGCATATTTTAATTGATCATTGTATCTATCAGATAAAGGCTTAATGACCACGTAACCCTCATCATCTTTTGTGATAACTGAGCCATTATTTGCCATGCCAATTTGTCTTAATACATTAAATTGATAAGCTAAATTGTCATGTTCTTCATTGTTTTCAAATGGATATAATACAGATTTTTTTAATGCCGTTAAGGAGAATGACACTTGACTTTGTTCACTTTCAGATAAACGTTGGTCAAATGCTTTTTGTAGCAAGCTTAATTCGAATACATCTGTTTTTTCTGCATCAGCTTCTCTGATATAATCCATAATTTCTGAATTGCTGTAGAATGACAATCTCGCTTCTAAATTTTGACGCTTGATTAATTCAGATTGTGGGTCTGCCACATCATCTTTTGTTAACTCTTCTTCGATTTCATCCATACGTGATTCAATACGTTTTAATTTGTCACTAGCAAATTGTTTAAATTCATTTTCAATTTGAGTTACTTTCGGTTTTTGTTGTTCATCAATGATATCCATTCTATATCCACGTTGGTACATAATGAACGTTTCTTCTAAAAATTGATCTACCTTATCTAATAAATCCTTATATTTTCTATCGTTAAATAATACATCATATGCACTTCCAGTTTTCATTGTCATATTCTTATGCCTCTTTCTTTTCAAATTTTTTATACTTCTATTTCTTCTAACGCTTTCAAACGCGTCTGCGCACCTAATACTTGGCGTTTAACACTATAGATTGCTTGTTGTTTATCTTCTTTACTTCTAATGATGTAATAGCCCCTAGCATCTTTCTTATAGCTATAACCTACTGGATATTGATAGTTAATAATTAAACTAGTAATAACTTGTGTAAGCCATCTATCATTAACTTTATTTAGGGTATAACCTAGTTGATTTAATATCTTAGTCTTAGTTACATACTTTTCATTTGAGTTCTGAATAATATCATAAACTCTTAAGTATTCGGTTGGTGGTTGAGCTACCTGTTTTTCTATCGTTTTTATCATGTCAAAACCTCTTATATATTAGTATTTGTTGTCCCCTAATTTTCAATGATTCTTACACATGATTTCTTTTGTTCTGCAACTTTTCTCCTTAACTCTATTATACTAAATTTACACTCAAAACACAAACTTATGTTCTCTATTTTACTGATTTTAATTATTTCTTATCATTCAACCTAAACATTGATATAACAATATTTATAACGGTATTCATACACTTTCACAAACTTTCTAATAAGAACAAACGTTCTATTTAAGAATGTAGTTTTGCCCCTTATGAATTTTTGAATACTTAGCTTTTTTTAGTTTTTAATCAAAGCCCAAATTTGAACTCTGCTATTTTTTCATACCTTCATAAAACCTTTCCTATTTTTATATAGGAGCCACACAACATATGTGACCCCTCTTAACACTACTTATTCAAACTATAATAAGTTGCTTTCAATTCACTTAACTTACGCTCTAACGCTTTGTAATCCTCTTGTGTAGCGTTCTCATCTTGAACAAATTCAGTTACCAACTTCAATCCCTCAACTAATTCTGTTGCTGGTTCATTAATCCCTGTTGCTAACTGATACAACATTTCCATATTACCTATCACGTCAGCATTACTAGACTGAATACCCTCAAGTTCTTCTATACCAAAATCCTTTTCCATATACTTGAACATATCAGTATTATTACTTTCTGCGAATGTTTCCAATCCATACATAAAATAATCGTTATCAAACATAAAACTAGCCATCATATCGCTAATAGTGTCATGTGTTCCATCTGGTATTTCATAACCTGCATAATGCCCCTCAATACTTCTTATAAGTCCTTCAGTATGCTTAGGAGACGCTAATTCAAACGCTTTTCTAACATTACAATCCTTAATGTAGATGTGACCATACAAATTACCTTCCATGACCACATACACCATATCAAACGGATCGTTATATATTTTGAATCCAAACGGTGTCTTTCTACTACTTTCTAATAAACCTGTGTAATATCTTAGCAACGTGCCTGCTCTTGTTTCAAATTGGTTTGCGATTATTTCTATGTTCATGTTAAATACGTGCTCCTTTTATACTTTTATAAATTTTACTATCCCCTAGATTCTTTATACTTCGCTCACTCAAATTAAAATGCCAGTTCAACTGAGTTTTATCTTTAACATCAAAACCAGCTTTTAACATTGCACCTTTAAACTGACCATTAGTTATATAGCTACCTTCGAATGTATTTTCTAACTCTTCACGGTATTCTGCTTCAAATACATGTTTCAAACCGTATGAAGAATGTCTTGTATTAAAAGACTTTATTTTATCTAGCGAATTACAAAATTTCATTAGTGCACATTTCTTATCTTCATTTAATTCATCAAAATGTTCTGGTTGATTTACATCTATCATTTTAAATTCTCCTTTACTTGTAATAAGTAGCTCAATGCTACCAAAAGCTACACACACGCTACCCACTCAAACTCAGTCACACCAATGGTTAAAGCAAAAAAAGTAGTAGTAGCAAAAACTTCTACACTCACGTACATATTTTTTTATAATGTTTATTATTAAAATATTTTCAATCTCTAAAAAATAATACTACTGCTACCAAAACAACCAAAACCATTGAAATGACGACGTTTATAAGGGTAGCAATATGGTAGTAAAAGGTAGCTTTCTGCTACCTTTTTAGTTTTTTAAATCCCCATCTAACATTATTTTCTGTATATTTAACAGAACGTTTCCACTCAATATCATAATAATTTTCTAATAGTGTGATGAAATTATCTTTATCAATGGGGTTTCTAATAAAATTACTATTGCACCATACTTTGTAATCTTTGTATGTTTCTGCGCCTGGATTATTTAAGAAGAAATCTACATTTCTATTTTCAAGATATTCACTTAAAGGATTATTGTTATCTGAGAACAACTCAGAGCTTTTATCAGAACGATCATTAGGCGTGATATAAGCACCATCTCGTTGTAGCATGTCAGCCAATGTATCAATAGCTAGCTTTAATACATACTCTTTGGCACTTTCACTGTAAATCTTGTTAGTGCTCTCAGTAACACTCAAACGCTCTTCATCATCTTTAAAACTGTAGTTAAAAGGTATAATATGCAATCGCTTATTAATTTGTTCGCCACTTTCTTTGAATTTAGGGTAGTGGTTACTAGCAATAATAAATGGTGTTTGCATACGTACTGATTGACTCGCCTTACCTTTTTGCTCAATCTCTAAATAACCACCAGTAATGGCCGTTTTAATATTTCCAGCATCTTCAATTTCAACATTCGGTAGATCATCAACAATATTGGCCATTTTCCCGTAGATACTAGACCCTGCAAAATGATTATTCGCTAGCCTTTGAGGGCTTACTGATGATATTTGGCCACCACTATCAAATGTGGCTTTCATCATATGTTGCACGGTAGATTTACCATTATCAGCAACTGTTCCCAATAAATAGATAATTTGGTCAATGAGGATTTTCGGGTACAATACTTGTGCAAACATTTCATATATATTCATGATAGTTTCATCATGATTGCACGACACCTTTTGTATCGTGTTATCTACAAAGTCATCATAAGCATTAGGATTATATGCAGTCGGCAATTTATCAATAACAAAAATTTCTGGTGTAAATGTTCTAAATGCTTTTGTGTGATAATGTACGAGGCCATTTTTTACAGCCACATATTCATTATTTACTACACTTCTAACATCACACATATCAACAATATAGTTTCTAACCTCTTTAACAGAATTATCTTTTAAATTATCTAAACTTCTAATAATCTTTCGTAATTTACGTCCTGTTTTATCTAGTTCATAAATGCCAGTTTTAGAATTATAAATATAAATATCGCCATCAGCATCTGGATATCTAACAATGTGATATTCCTGGCAAATAAATTTGGCCATAATAGTATGATTGAACTTAGGTTTCCTATTAGTATCATTATTAGGGTAGAACCACCAGGAGCCTTTTTGTATAAGTTTAGATTGCTTTTCTTTGCCAGGTTTAACATACACTTCATTTTGATTATTTATGGCCTTATCCAGTTCCAATTGCCCCCATGTGGTATTGCCACGTTTAGAACCCCATTTATCCGTCAAATTATTATAATCCAAAAATATACGTTCCATTTGAGCTTTATTTTTACTAGTATAAAAAGCTAGGTAATGCAAAAGACTTTGCACCCCTTCACTAGGACTTCCAAAATATGGCTCATATTTCCCCTGTAGTAAGTCAGTAATTTTATTCTTCTGTTTAGATTTCACCATTAAGTTCACAACATCTTCATCAGATAATGATTCACTGTGATTTGATGCATATGTCGCAACTGCTTCTAATGTTTTCTCTTGTTTAAAGTACCGATCAACTAGATTGTTTAAAATATCCTGGTCATTACTTATGTCACTTTGGCCAATTGATTCACCTGTAACGGTCATAAATCTAGCATTATCATATAATTCTATATCCAAGTCAGAACGCTTTTTCTTACGCTCTGAGGGTAATTCTCCTTTTAAGAAACAATGTAAACCTGTACCACTTGGTGACTTCTCACAATATGTGATTTCAGTCATGTCTAACGCTAAATCTGAAGTGATTTGACCCGTTTCATCAATTGCATTATCAATATCAAGCACAATATAATTATCATCATCGCTTAACATAAAACCAATGCCATCATACTGGTCGTTTTTTTCATACAAATTATGAATTGCATCGAATATCGTCCAAGTATCATTATTAGTTGAACTTGCACGATACCCAGCATAACTGTAAGGTACTTTGTTATATTGTTGTCGCTTATTATCCCATTCAGCGCGCCATAATACCCATTGCGGTAATTCAATTAGTTCATCGGGTATTTCTAGCGCATTAACTTCAATTATTTTATCTTTTTCTTTTATGGCCATTGAATTCCTCCATTTAATACAAACAAAAGGACAAAGATGTTATAATAAATATGCGCAATTTCTTAATTGCCCTTTTGATTGTTAAATATTAATTTTCTATGCGTTATCTGATTCAGTCGCCAAACTTACATCAGATGCGCATTTTTCTATTTGTTCCATCGCATTTACAAATTCATTCTTAATCTCTTCTTCAATTACATCAACATCTTTTAATATTGAGTTTAATACTGCCATTACTACATAATTGTGATTGATATGTTCCTTAACAATATATGATTCCATTGGTTTATTTTGTTCATCAAGTAATGATTTATATTCTTCGCCACGATCCATCTCTTCGCCAATAAGCGTAATTACTGTATTAAGTTTTGAATTTAACCCAGCATCTACAAAACTATTTTTTAATTCTGATACATGAAACTTTAAATCTTTCATCTTAATATTCCTCCAACTTCTCAACAAAACTTGTCATTTCTTCGATTGCTAGTTTTAAATCTTCAACATCATCCTTAGTAATGAATTTATGAATATTAGAATCTTCATAATTAATAGGAAAGTCGATCAAAATATTTGAAGATTTTACAAACTCTTTATAATTTCTGTAATCATCTAATACTTTTGTAATTTCACTTTTACTTAAATTAGGATATTCATTTTTTATAATTGAAATATCTCTGTTACGACGTTTTCGTAATAATTTAGATGTTTTTCTATTTTGCTTTTTATTATTCACTATGTGCTCATAATTCAATTTACCATCAATATTTTTGTAATCTTCTCTAGTTAATTTATTCATTTGTTCATTTTCCTCTCTGAATTTATTATTTTTATTTAAGTTTTGTTTGTTTTTCATATTATTCAACCTCCAATAATTTAATTCCATATGCCGACGCTAATATATATAAAGCGAAAGCAATAAATACGTTTGCAACTAATGCTACTGCTAATGTTATAAATGAAATCGTACCAATGTACGTTAGACAATTTTTCATTTGTCTCACTCCTTATGAATTTACTTTGATTGATGTTGAAAATAGATCGTCAATCGGCATTTCAAAATGTTCACTTAACTTTCTTGCCTCTGGCATAGTGAAATCTGCATCTTTGCCGATGATTTTCAAACTAAATCTTTGCGGGCTAATACTCAGTAATTTTGCTAATTGCTTTTGGGTATAACCCCTTTCTTTGTAACAGATGTATAAATTCCAATATTTAATTTTTTGCATAATTCTTATCCTCCAATCGATCAATACCAAAAAAATCATTTGGTGTAATATCGAAATACTTACACAAAACCATAATTGTTTTAGTATCTGGGTTTTTATTTTTTTCGTGATATAGACTATACAAAGTAGTTGGAGAAATACCAGTTTTCTCACTTAAATACATAACCGATTCCTTTTTCTGTCCAAGTAATACACTCAACTTGTTTTTCAATTTCCAAACCTCCTTATTATCATTTAATAACCAGTAAGGTGTTTTTTATAACTACCTTATTGGTTATACATATATAATAGACTCTCTTTTAAAGTATGTCAATAGTCTATTGTTTATTTTAATTAGCGTATTGGTTATAATAACCATTGAGAGGAGTTGAGAAAATGATTATTACATCAAATTTAAAAGTAAAAATGGCAGAATATAATTATTCTATTAAAGACGTTCACGAGAAAACAAAGTTATCTAGAACCACTATTTCAAATTTATACAATAATTATAGTGATGGGATAAAAATTGATACATTAGAGAAACTATGTGATTTGTTCAATTGCACCCCAAATGATTTGTTTAAATTAACATATTTAGAAATTGAAAATATACAATATGAAAAATTGAATCAAGTATATGGATTAAATGAAGATAGTACGTTTGATAAATCTGAAAAACTTAGTTTTTATAAAGCTAATGTTCAATTAAAATTAAATAATATACCTTATTCAATTGAATTAAGATTAATTATCGAACCATCAAATTCATATTCTGATTCTGGATTAGAAATAGGAATCTTAAAACTCGAGGAATATGAGAATACATTTATCGGTGAAAGTCTCAATGCCACTGGATTAGTTAGTGTCCCATTGAGCAATAAAATTGAAGAAACAGTATTAAATGATTTTATAAAAAATAATGCAAGTATAAGTGATTATGATGTGATTGAAGATATTGAATATACATTTAAGTAGGTGATTACCATAGAACATAACTTAAACCTATCCCACAACATATATAAGGACGCTAAACGTGGTACATACTATTTTCGTATCACTTACTATGACAAGACTAATACGCGTAGGTACATAACACGAAAAGGCTTTGCACAACGTAAGGATGCAGTAAAGCAATGTAATAAGATGATGGATGAATTAGAGGGTATTGGCGAAGAAATTAAAAAGCTCCCTTTTGATAAGCTCGTAAACGAATATGTAGACTGGTATTCTGCTCGTCGTAAGTCATCTAGTGTAAAGGCATTAAAGACACACACAAATAACCATTTGCTACCTTATTTTAAGTCTATGGACGTGTTTAAAATGACTACACAAGATGTGATGAAGTTTCAGAATAAGAAGTTGAAAGAAGGACATTCTGGGGATTATTTAAAGAAGATGCATGTATATTTAGTTTCACTATTAAACCATGCTATGAAGTTTTATGATCTTAAGCAAAATGTTGCCTCACTTGTAGGCAACTTTGAAATAGAATCACAGAAACGTTTAAACTACTGGACGTTAGAACAATTTAACCAATTCTATGATGCGTTAGCCACACAACAACAAAAGTTATTCTTTAAGCTACTGTTTTATTCTGGAGCACGTAAGGGAGAAATTAGAGCACTCACATGGCGTGATATTAATTATGACGATGAGTTTATTCATATAAATAAAACGGACTATCACGGTGAAGTGACAGCCCCTAAAACGAAATCAGCCATACGTGATATATACTTACCTACTCACATGATGGACGACATCAAAGATTATTTAAATTGGTATACAGAGAATAACATATATAAAGATGATTATGTATTGTTTGGTACATTCTTCAAGGCTTACAGTGAGTCAACCATTGATCGTTGGTTTACCACTGCATTAAAAGTATTAGACGACCAACTTCCAGACGGTCAGACGTTCCCTAGAATTGTTATACATGAGTTAAGACATAGCCATGCCTCTATGCTTGTGAATCACGGCGCTAGTATTATGGTGATAGCTCAAAGATTAGGACATGCTGATAGTAATGAGGTATATAATAGATACGGACATTTATACCCTAGTACACAGAAAGAAATAGTTAAATATTTATGA